AGACGTAAATCATTTAGAGCAAGACACAAGTGTGATACTGCTAAATCTAAACTAACAGCTAGGTATTGGTCATGCAAAAAGTGGTAAAGAAAGAAACAAAAAAACAAAAACAAATAAAGAAATGGATTAAGTTTCAAGAAGAACTAAATAAAACTCACAAGACTAGAGTTGGTGTTTTGAAACCTAATTAAAGCTAGAAATAGCAGAGGTTTCATGCCATGATAAACTTAATTAAGTTCTTATTAAGTAAGGTAAGAACGAAATATCTAAGACCTGAAATATCAGTCTTAGAGTTTATACTTATATTGGTTATGTCATATTACATCACTAGATGGATATATGCTTAAACTAATAGGAGATAACTATGAGTGCAAATATTCCCTACACAAAAAGGGAAATGCAAATCATCAAAGCAATCCATGCGATAGACCCAGGGGCAGAAATCAGCATAAAGTCAAGGATTAATAATAGACTTGATTATAAATATGGTGGTATAGTGTTCTTAAACTGTGAAGCAATAACTTGGGATGAAGTTATGGATAAGATTGATGAAGAAGAAAGAAGACCTTATTAATCGACCAAGTCATTATACTAAAGGTATAGAGACAATCGAATACATCAGGTCCTGGGATATGGATTATGTTCGTGGGAACATCGTAAAATACGTTACCCGATTCCCTTATAAAGGCACACCTATACAAGACTTAGAGAAAGCTAAGTGGTATCTCGAATATTTAATTACACAGGAAAAAAAACATGCCAAGCACAAATAGGTCTAGCATATCGCTGGCCACAGCACATGACATCGTAAGAGCCTGGAACTTGCCAGGAATGAAAAAACAAAAAGACGTTTTTGAATATCTAGGATTATCTACAGATTCAGGAACAATGACTTTTTACAGACAGCAAGCAGAAGAATTAACTGGCGTAAGATTAGCTCCGCATTCAGATGGAAACTGTAATGAGATTATTAGAATAGAAAGGGCAAACTTACCACCACTAACTAATCATGTAAAAATAACTAACACTCCATATTGTATGTTGGTATTTAGTGATGCACATTTTGAAGGACACGAAACAGTATCTTTTAAAATTATGTGTGAAGTCATGAAAGATTTACTTAAAACAAGACAACTTAAATTAGTTGTAGCTAATGGTGATATTATGGATTTATCTATTCTATCTTCATTTGCAAAGTTTCATACAGAGATAAGGCCAAAAGAAAGAACAGTACAAAAAGAGATTTATGATTCTCAAGCTCAAATAAATAAACTTCAAAAGATAATAGATAAAGCAAAGTATCCTGTAAAACAAATAGCAACCTTTGGTAATCATGAAACTAGATTATCTAAAGTAGCTATGTCATGGGGTAGAGCATTTGAAGATTTAGAAGCATTTAAAATACAAAGTTTATTTCCTGATTGGGAATGGGCAATGTCACACCTAGTTGATGATACTGTAATGATTAAACATAGAATGAGAGGTGGTGTACATACTGCTTATCAAAACGCTATGCGTGGTGGAATACATATTGTAACAGGCCACACACATCAATTAAATGCTAGAACATTTAATACTTATTCAACTACATCAATGGCAATACAAACAGGACATTTGTCAGAAGCATATCATCCATACTTAGAAGACAATGTAGCTAATGATTGGAATAACGGATTTGCTGTTATTACTGTAGACCCAAAAGAAAAGACAGTTCATCCTGAATTAGTACAGGTTAGTAACTATCACAGGTCAGCATTCTTTAGAGGTAAAAAATATACAGTATGAAACCAAAACTAGTAGTTATTAATTGGGAAGATGCAATCACCCCAACATCAGGTTGGACAAACATAAAAGAATTAGAAAACGATTTAGCCGATTGTATATCAATTGGATTAGTCGTTGAAGAAAACGACAAAACTATAACACTTGTTAGTCACATCTCAGGAAGTGATACACAAGTAGATATAGATGGGAGTCTCGTATTGGATAAGTCTTGGATTAAATATAGAAAAGATTTACCATTACCTAAAGAGACAGTTAATAAATTAAAGATATGGTTATTGGAGAACGCAGATGCCCAAAAGAATAGATAGAGAAAAAGAATTAAAATTTATAGAGTATTACACAGAAGGTGATACAGCTGGCAACGCATCAGCTAGTGCAGCTAAAGCTGGATGGAAAGATGATTCTAGACAAATGGGTTACTATCTTAAAAACAAATACGTTGCCGAAATCAAACAAAAGAATGAAGAGCGTATAGCATCTACATCAGGACTCGCAATATCTGTATTACAAAACCTATTACATTCCGAGCAAGACAATGTCAGACTCAATACAGCAAAATTAGTTTTAGAGATGGGTGGTTTTAGTTCTCAGAATATAAATCTAAATGTAGAGAAAGGACAAAATAAAACTGACGAGGAGCTAATAGAAGAGTTACAAGGCCTAGTTAGCAAGATTCCTGCTCTAAAACCTAAGTTAGCAGCAATTCAGGCCCACACAGAAGAGGAAAAGGTTGAACAGCCTTCAGAAGCTTCTGAGGTAGACGAGAAGAGACTTACTCATTAGTGGGTTATAATCGTACCAGGTACCTTAATTAAATTGGATTACAGGCATTCTAGAGCCTGTTTTTTTTCATTAATTATTTTTTATTATAATTTTTACAGGCTTCGCTAAAGGTTTCTATAAATTCGTAAAATTTTACACCTAACGACCCATAAGAACATCCTTTTGGATGTTTTTTAGCTAACTTTATCAAATATTCTATTGCTTCCATCTTATCTTTTTTATTATCGAACTGTCTCATAAAACAACCAAGGTCTGAAGATAGGGCATAAAGCTCAGAATCCCCAAAATATGAAACTCTATTCCTTACAACACCTCTTAAGTACCCTTTCCTTTTTTCATAATCTGTTGTTTCTGTGTGATAAATAACAGTATTTATAAATCTTTCTATAACTTCTTTTTTTTCTTCAAAAGTTTCTTTTTCAACAATCTGTTCTAAGATATTTTCTGATGTATCTATTGATTCATATATTCTTTCTATAGAATGTTTTTCTGTTAATCTTTTTATAGTATTTAACCCGACTTTATTAATCTTTATTGTTAATCCATATTCAGAAAATAATTTTTCCATAAATTTTTTTATCTTTGTTGGAATAAAATTTTTATTTTTTTTCTTGTTTTTCTAAATCTTTCTGTATCTTTAGTTTTTCTTCTTGTAATTTTTTTATGGTTTTCTTTTTTGTTTCTAGTATTTTTATTTCACCAGGCATCTTATCTGATTTACCTTGATTACATGTTTCGCAAGTGGCTCTTAAATTAGAGAACTCTGATTTGCCTCCATGTTTTACAGGAATTATATGGTCGATTACCAGCTTAACATCAGGGGCCTTAGCTCCGCAATCACAACAAGTAAAGTTATCTCTTACTAAAACGTCATGCCTTAACCCAGGCCTAATGTATCTTGGATTACTTTTATTCATCTCCAATCTTAGATAAAGCACTATTCTCTATATCCTTTATCTTTTCTAAAACTTTCATATATTGTTTTTTAAATTCCATATAACCTTTCTTATCATATCCCATAATTTCATATCGATTATTATCATCATATATAAATTGTCCAGTACCTTGGCAATGTTCACACTTCACAATCTTATCACCACTAGTAACCGAACCTCTGCCTAAACAAAAAGGACACACATTATCCATAACTTCAGAGATGGCAAGATTAACAAATGCACGCACCAATAACTTATCACTAGATACTAGTTTATCTTTTTTATCTTTAATAAATATATCAGCACAATCTATAAATATATCGTCAAAGAACATTGCTCTTGCGTAATTGTTATCCGTATACTTTGCTATGAGAAAATCATATTCTTCTGTGGTCAATCCCCTACTCCCTAAAAACGCAGCTATGTCCTGTGGGGTAATAGCATCGTGGTTCGCAGAAGATGATACCTCATAATTCATTGATTTGGCAGTTAAAAGTGTTAATAATTCAACTTTCATTCTCTCTCTCCTGTAATCTTTTCTTTTCTGTTGCGGAACGAGATGTAAGGTATTGTAAATATTTTTCTCCATCTTTTTGATATCTCTCAATCATGTACACTTGCATGGCGTAAGAAACGCCCCAAGGAAAACTACTATCACTTTCTTGATGTGGCTTAGGCAAACTGTCTTCTATCTTATATAGTATACTTCTTTCTTCGCTAGTAAATCTAGTAGACGATTTAACAAGAGCGTGCCAATAAATTCTGTCATTACTAATTCCATTCTTAGCCCAATATTTTTTACTCATCAGCTTTCCATATTCTATATTTATCTCTAGCTAATGTTCTATATCTACATGGTAAACTATTCTTCCATGCATACCTTCTAACAGAATCTACGACATTATAATCATATACAACAAAAGACTCTCCTTCTTTCATTGATATAAAAGCATCAACATATTCTTTATACTTCCATGGCCTTCCACCCTGTTTACCAGGCACAGGAATATTATTATCTATTTTT